TGTAGAGTATCAGGAGTGGATCAGGCGCGCTGGCGGTAGTGCGGACGGTGGGCGCCCGCGCGCCCGTCGAGCTGACGCTTGATGAGCGGGAACGCCTCGCCGTGGCTGCGCTCCGAGTAGACCGTGCCGTGCGCGATGGTGGTGGCCGACCCGTTGATGGAGATGAGCTGGTCCCCGACGACCTCGTACTCCTCGACGGGGGCCGCGGCGTGGATGCCCGTGCGGAGGGTGTTGATCTGCTGGATCCCCTCACGCAGCAGCTCCTCCAGCCGCTGCAGCGCGGGCAGATCGCTCAGGTGCGGCTCCTTGACCTCGTGCAGCAGGTAGATGTCGCCCAGCGCCGTCAGCTCGACGATGAAGTTGTCGGCAGCCTCGCGCTTCTTGCGACCCTCCATCAGCATGTGGAAGTCGTTGCTGCGGTCCTGGTGCGGGGGAAGGGGGGCCTCCTCCGGGTACTCCTCTTCCGCGCGGCTCCGCAGGAACTCGTCCAGCGTGGTGGCTTCCCCCTTCGGGGCCTGGTCCACCGCCTCCAGCGGCTCCTCGGTGGTCTTCTCCGCTTCGCCGGCGGCAGCCTCGGTCCCGGCAGCCTCCGAAGAGGTCTCGTCGGCCTTCTCCTCCGGCGGCACGTCGAGAGGGGGTTGGTCGCCGCTCGCCACCTGTCCGGGCTCGCTCTGCGGCGTGGGCTGATCGCCCTTTGCGGCTTCGGCGCCGCGCGCTTGCTTCTTGCTCTTGTTGAGGATCGACATGGAGAAAGGGTAGCAGACACCGGGAAGCGAGAGAGCGGCGATCTTGCTGGGTCTAATGCCGTGGAGTCGGTACGGTCATCCGCCCGACCCGGCGCGACCGCCGCTCTCTCTGCCCGATCGCCGAGCGGCGCGTGGGAATGGACCCACCACACCCTCGACCGGCCTGGTTGGTGGCCACCCAAAGACGCCAGGCTCACTTACTGATTCTCTCGCCGCCGACCCGGAGGCCGGAAGCGGTGCCGGAGCAGAGAACCCTCCGTCGAGCGAGGTGTCGATGAGCGGGAACAGGCCGTGCCCGCGCAGAACGCGTCCACCTGTAACGGTGCTGCGAAGGCAAGGAGCTGCGCCACCAGACCCGAAGGCGGAGACTGACCTCTGGGTTGGTTCCGGTGACGACAGCACGAGGAAGAGGATACGCAGAAGGGGAGCAGGCCGCAAGGCCCGCGAGAGGGCTACGAGCCGGACTCGATGACCGCCTGGCGCTTGAAGCGCGCGCGGTCCCCGGTGAGGCCGTCGGGCGCCACCACGAAGCCGCCGATGTACTTCCAGGCGATCGGCACGCGATCGACGTGCCGGTTCATCGGGGCCTGCATGATGAACGTGATGCCCTGGGTGTCGATCTGGAGCCCGTCCGACTGCAGATCCTGCCGGAAGGGGCCGATGATGCCGGTCATCCCCGCGTCGGTCATGTGCAGCGCGTTGTCCTGCTGGTACTCCTTGAAGGAGTCCGCCGCGCTGATCAGGGTGTGGTGGACCGGCTGCGCCGCCGCCGTCGAGCCGTTCACCACCTCGAAGCCCAGCGGATCGGTCACGCTGTAGCCCGCCTCGTTGGTGGGGTCCACGTTGCCGATCACGCCCTGGTTGGCCACCGCCAGGTTGATGGTGTCCGCGTGCGGCGCCTGGTTGTTGTCCAGGAACACGCAGCCCATCCCGAGGGCGAGAGCCTGCTCCTTGAACAGGAAGAAGTCCGGCAGGCGACCCAGGCCCCCCTGGGTCAGGCGCTGGAACTCCGGGTCGCCGAAGATCTGGCTGTTGGGGATCGGGTGCATGTGGACGTGGTAGAACCCGTCCTTGTGCCGGGGCGCGTTGGCGATGTTGAAGCGCGCCACGACGGCGCGGATATCGACCATGCGCAGCGGGTTGGCGCTGGTCACGTTGTCGATCTTGCCGTTGTTGCCCTGGCCGACGCGGTGGATCCAGGTGGCGTCCTCCGCGCGCACGATGTCGCGATCGGCGACGGTCACGGCGTTGCGGAGCGTCAGGATGCCCGGCCCCAGCTCATCGTCGGCGACCACGTTGCCGGTGTCCGGGTCCGTGGCGGTCGGGGTCACGGCGATGACCTCGTTGAGCACCCCGTTGACCTTGATCTTGAGCGGGTTGGCGCTCGTCACCGGGTTGTACTTCACGGGCGACCCCGCCGCCAGATCGGGGCGGCGGGCGCGGGTGAAGCCGTTGATGCGGCGGACGCGCAGCGCGGTGGTGGCGGTCTGGGCGCCATCGGCGACGGTCCAGCCAGCCATCGCCGCGTTGTACAGCGGCGCGCGCGCGATGATGTTCAAGGTGTCCCCGCTGTGGACCGCCAACGAGTGGCTGTCCTCCAGGAGACGATCGACGATCGACTGCACGCTGGTGGGCATGTCGATGTCCATCGCGCCCTTGCGCGGGTACTTCTGGATCGACACCTCCCACTGCTCGTAGCTCTGCGCCACGAGACCAGGGTCCTGGCCGTTGCGGGTGGGCCGCGCGTCGGGGGAGATGCGCCCCTTGCGCGAGTAGGTCCGCGTCTCGCCCGTGTTCCCCACCCACTTCTCGGGGGCCTCGGAGACGGAAGCGCGGTACATGAAGCGGGGGAGCAGGGCGCGCTGGATCCGGCGAACCAGCGTGCCTTGCTGGATCAGCGCTTGGGTCTCTGGGGTATCGAGGCTGATTGCCATGGGATGATCTTCTCCTCCCATGGATTGTCCGGTGGAATCACCGGACGCGCAAACTTCGCTGCGCTATCCCTGCAGGCTGCGCAGCTTCTCCTTGCGCCGCAGATCCTCCACGAAAGCCGCTTCCTCGGCATCGCTCATGGGCTTCTTCGCGGCGCCCGCGTCCGCAGCCGAAGGGGTACGCGCCGGGGAACGCGTGCCGGTCGAGGCCAGCTTCTTCGGCCCGAAGTAGCTCGGGCACTCGGCGCGCAGATCGTCCATCCACTTCGCCCAGCGCTCGCCGTTGTTCTCGTCCATGGCGCGCATCTTGGCCCGCCAGATCTCGCGGACATCCTCCTCGTCCGCGTCCGCCCCGGCCTCCTTGATCGCCTCCTCCAGCAGATCCTCCAACAGGAACTTGCGGGCCTCGGCCTCGACGCGGCGAAGCATCTTGGGGTCGTTCTTGACCCCGTACTCGCTCACCGCCTCGTGGCGGAACTCCGCCCAGCTCGCCTCCTCGGCCTTGGCCTGCTCCGCAGTGAGCTGCGCGGCCTGGGCCGCTTCCAGCTTCTCCTCCAGCTCCTTGCGGACCTTGGCGACCTCATCCCCGTACTTCTTCTCCATCTTGGCCTCGAACTCCGCCATCCGCTTGTCGAAGGCGGCGTCGGACTCGCGCGCCCCCTGCTCCGGTGGCTTGTCCGTAGGCTTGTCGGCCTGGGTCGGCTTCTCCTTGCCCTTTGCGGCAGCGGCCTCCTTCTCGCGCGCCTCGCGCAGCTCGCGGGCCGACTTGACGGTGCTCTCCAGCTCCTCCAGGGAGGTGACACCGAAGCGCTTCAGGATCTGAGCCTCGGTCTCCTTGGCACCACGCTGCTTGCCCTTCTCCAGGTTGCGCCGACGGATGTCGGCGAGCGAGGATTCGGGCAGCGAAACCGTCGAGCTGGGGGTCTGCGTGGTCTGGGGAGAGGCTGGGGTCTGGGTGGGGTTCGGGGTGTTCGGATCTGCAGCACCGGACATCGGGGGCTCCTTCGTTGATCGGACCTGCGCGGATCGCAGTAAACCGCCTGTCTCCGGCGTCGAGGGTCCGAAGGTACGAAGGGAGCCTAGCACACGCCGATCGCGCTAGTGGCGCGAAAGGTACTCGCGGGCGCGACGCTTGGCCAGCTCATCATCCGGCGCAGGCGCACTCACCAGCGTGTGGATGCCGGTGCCGGACAAGGACGCCGGGTTGACCGGCTTGTTGGCCTGCATCTCGACCTCCTTGCGGACCGCGCACCCGTAGGTCTTCGCGGCCTCGACCAGGATGTTCTCCCACCCGGCGCCGCCGTGCAGCGCTGTGGACACGATCGCCACCACGTCCGCGCTCACCTGATCGGGGCAGGCCGTGACCACCTTGCTGATCACGCCGCAGTTGCAGTTGAGGGAAAAGAGGATCGGGAGCAGACGGAGAAAGCGAAGTCGCATCGGGGAACCTCCATACGAAAAAAGCCCTCGCTGCACAGCGCAACGAGGGCCAGGGGAACTGCTACATCCGGCGTGGCCCGGACACCGCCTAGCGCGGCTGCGGCCCCACGTAGCCCGCGCCCAGGTAGATGGCGGGACCGGGCTGGTAGGTCAGGTTGGCGCCGGTCAGGTTGGCCGGGAGCAGCAGGCCGTAGCCGTCCGCGGACCGGGCGGCGATGCCGGGGCTGCGCTTGATCGGCGGACCCGCGGTGACGTGCCCACTCTTGGGCGCGGTGGTCAGAGTCGAGCCGAGCACCTTGCTGGCGCCCGTGCCGGTCGCGGCCCACGAGTACAGGCGCGAGGCGGCGGCGTTGGCGCGCAGCGCCGTCACGATGGCGCTCGCGGTCTCGCTGTTGTCCACGGTCCCGTCGGTCCCGGCGACGATGAGCCACACCTCGTTGTCGAAGACGTGGATCGCCCGCGACACGGTGTAGTCGGGCATGACGATCTGGGCGAAGCGCGGGGGGCGCGCGTCGCGCGGCTGCGTCACCGGGGTCCAGACGATGCCACCGTCGCCGTCGGCGCCCGCCACGGTGGTCGGATCGGTGGAGGCGACGGACGGCGTGCCCGCGATGTCGAAGATGGCGGGGGCGATGGTCGACAGGGCGCCCGTGACCGCCAGCACCTTGCCGCCCCCCGCGCCGACCGGCGGCTTCGCCAGCGTCCGCAGGTTGATAACCGGGCTCGCGCTCTGCGTGATGCCCTGGTCCACGACGCCTTCGAGCATGTCGCCAAGGCGCATGCGCGCGAACAGGTCGTGCAGGGTCTGGAGGGTGTAGCCCCCGTTGTTGATCATGTCCTTGTACGTGACGGTGGTCGGCATGCTAGGCCCTCTCTCCGAGGAAGATCTCTACGGTGATCGGCACCCCGGCGGGGCGCTGGACAGTGAGTGCGGTGACGGGGGCATCCTCGGCGTTCAGCTCCAGCCGAGGCCCCGCCTGAACTGCCGCGACTCCGAGCGTGCTGGTCATGCTCACCTTGCACGGTCCCCCGGTGGCGCGGATCACGACGACGTGCGCGTTCACCACAGGGCCGAAGGGGATCGACAGCGGCGCATCGGAGGTAAGCGTGTACTCACCCGCCAGGAAGCGGGTCTTCAGCGCGATAACCACGTCGAGCGGGATCCCGATCTCCCCTTGCCCGTCGCCTCCGCTGCTGGGCGAGCAGGTGCGGCTCCCCTGCACGCCGTACACGAAGCTCATCGGTTAGGACCGATCGACGCGGTTGTCACCGCTGTCCGGGCCGACGGTCCACACCTTGTCCGTCTTCGGCGCCGGGATGTTCAGGGGGAACTCCGCGTCGGTGGCGTGGCGCGTGAAGCCGCCCGCCTCCGTGCGCCCGCGCTCCGCCTCGTATGCCTCGCGGCTCGTCAGCGACCCGCCGCTGCGCACGATGCGATCGACGCCATTCATCTTGTCTGCTGCCATGACGATCATCTCCTTGTGCGACGAGAGGTCCCGTCGCGTTTTCTTACTTCCAGATGGGGACCTTGCCCGTCGAACCGTCGGGCAGAGTGATGGTTGCCCAGCCGTACTGCGCGGCGACGGTCGGGTTGGTCGCGCCCGCGCCCGCGAAGTTGGTGCCGAACGTCGGATCGGCGTTGCCGCCGGACCCGGACGCGACGCCGCTGCCGAGCTTCAGGCTGTTCAGCGTGGCCAGGCTGTTGCTGTTCAGCGTGGTGAACGTGCCCGCCGCCGGGGTGGTGCCGCCGATGGCGCCGGGCCGCGCCGGATCGAAGGTGCCGCCCGTTGCGGTGCTCGCCGCGACGCTCCAGTTGGTGCCGCGCCGCGTGAGCATCGCGCGCCCGTAGTTGGAGTTGATCGTCACGGTCGAGCCGGACCCGTTGACCGTCTCCCCGCCGCCGACCGTGATGGTGATCGCGTTGGTGCCGCCCGCGCCGCCCTCGTCCCAGATCAGCAGCTCCTGCCCTTCGGGGTAGGTGGCCGGGACCGCGATGGCGATGGCTCCGCCCGTGCTGTTCACCGCGACATCGGTGTCGGCGTCGAGCACGGTGTAGGCGGCGGAGACGGCGACGACCCGCGGGTCGGAACCCGCGTAGTCGGCGGTGGTGGGGACGTAACTCCCGGTGTCCTCCAGCGTCACCTCGGCGGGGATCTGGCTCACGCCGCCGAAGCGCGCAAGCACCGTCGCCGGGTCGTCGCGCAGGTAGGCGACGCCGCCGGGCTTGACGACGCCGCGGTAGGGCGGTGGGAGGGTGAGAGGGGCTTCAACCGAGTTGTAGCGGAGGCGAGTCGGCATGCCCTGATGATAGGACACTGGACGCGGGTGCGCGAACTCCTGCTACTGCGGTTTTGTTGTGATCGGGGTGCGCTCCTCGGCGGGAGGCGGATTGTAGGGTGGATCGGGATCCGCAGGCTTCGGCGCGGGCGCAGGCTTCTTCGCCGACTTCTTCGCTTCGGCGAGGCTAGGTGCGGGTGGAGTAACGATGAACGACAGACAGAAGACGATCAGCAAAGTACGCATGGCCCGCATTTAACGCTGCCCGCGAGGCAAGGTCAACTCAAACCAGGATCGGGCGCAGCGGAACGCGGTGCGCGCTTCTGGTAGCTGGCACATTGTCTCCGCCCGCGTACAGATGCTGGATCAGATGTAGACCCGACGCCACCTCGATAAGGCCCGCAGTGCCGGTGTCCGGGTCGGTCTCCCAAGTCGGCGCCGTCGCTGTGTAGCTATATCGCGTACCGCCGTCGTACACCGAAATGATGAACCCCTTGCCGACCGGCACCACATAAGGGGCGTCGAAGAGGATGTTGAAGGGGGTGCCTGCGGTGATCGCCGCTGCTTTCGTCGCCACCGCGACGCCCGCGATCCACAGCTTGGCGGTGTACGTGCAGTCCTGGGTGTAGCGCAAGCCGCGGATGCCACCGACCGTTAGCTCCTTGAAGCCGACCCACTTCGATCCGGTGGTGTAGTCGCCGAGGAAGTCGCCTGGCGAAAGACCGTAGCTGTCTGCCAACGTTCCGTAGAGCTGCACCGGATCGAAGTAGGTGGCGCCGCCCGCTGCGGCGACCGCGGTGTCCACGTAGCTCTTGGTCGTGGCGTCACCAGAGGCGGCGGGAGCGCCGATGTTGCTGATCTTCTGCCCGTTCATCCCGAGCGCGCTGTCGGCGGCGCCGATCGCGGACTTCACCTCGGCGTAGGTTGGCGGGGTCGAGGCGGCGCTGCTGCCGTTCCCCCCGTTGGCGCTAGGCATTGGACGCCTCCACGATGCAGGTGATCGGGTCCGCCGAGGTGCCGCCGCGCTTGAACCACAGCTTCCGGTAGCGCCCCTTGATCTCCTGCGCGGAGAGCGGGGAGCCAGCGGGCCGCAGCACGATGTCCTCGGCGACCCCTTCCGAGAAGGAGACCAGGATCGAAGCGTCGGCGCTCTCGTTGGTGAGCAGGATGCTGTCCGGCTCGAAGGGGATCTCCAGCGTCGGCGCGTTGCGCGCCGGGAACGCGGAGACCGTGCTGACATCGACCGAGGTCTTGAGGAAGCTCATGCCTGGGAGCTTACCACGGCGCCGGTCAGACCTTCGCGCCGTCCCCGACTCCTGGGAACTCTCGCGACGCCGGACGCTTCCGCTTCCCGGCGCCGGACCGGCGCTTCGGCTTCCCGCTCCGGGGCTTCGGAGGGGCCATCGCCTCGCGCGCCGCCTTCATTGCGGCGAGCGCACCCGCGTGGTCTCCGCTCTCTGCAGCCTGCATCGCCGTGTGCAGGTGCATGTGGTGCTGGGACTTGCGGATGGTGGCCTCGGCCTTGTCCAGGTTGCCCTTCTTCAGTAGATCGGCTGCCTTGAACTGCAGGAGACCGCTCTTGCGGAAGTGCGGCATCACCTTGTCCATCTCGGCCCGCTGCTTGTGGTTGGACCAGGCGCTCGCGATCTTGTGCTTCCCCTTCTTCACCGCGGCCCGCGCCATGTTGCGCGGCAGCTCCTTGCCCATCACCTTGAGCCCGTGTCCGAGCATCCGCGCACCCAGGCCCAGCTTCGCCTTCGCCGCCCCGGCAACGTGCCCGAGCGCCGCGACGCCTTCCTTGCCGCCCGCGAGCTTGGTGCCGAGCGCGCTGAGACCCTTCTTGATCGGGTGCAGAGCCTGCGCGAACCGCGCCCCCAGACCCATCTTCGGGGGTGTCGAGGCGGTGGGCGGTGCCGCGCCAGGCTTCTTCTCGTCCGGGTAGAGGTCGTGCAGGAAGCTCCGCGCCGGGTGCTTGGTCTCCGCGTGGTAGAGCGCGGGCGGCATCGCGTGCCGCGCAGCCTGCGGGATCGGCGGCGGGGCAGCCCCCGGTCGAGGCGCGGCTTGTGGCGCGGTGGCCTTCGGGGCTTTGAGGGCTGGCGCAGCCGGGACGCGCTGCAGTGAGATCTTCCCGAGGCCGTAGCGGTCCTTCCCGAGGTAGATCTTGTTGCCGTGAGAGCCCAGGCGGAACTTGCCGCCCTTCTTGCCCTGCTGCAGAGGGGACAAGCCACGCTGCGCCGCGATGCGCTGACCGAGTTGCATGGGGGGATTGTAGCGCTGAACCGCGCGAGAAGGAGGAGCGGAGGCGGAGAGTGGGGCTAGTCCTCGTCGGGCGGTGCGGCACGTTCGATCGCGTCGAAGACGCGACCGGCCTGCTCGACGGCGATGTCGCCGGTCCGCGCATCCTGGGTGAGGCGGAGCGCGAACTTGGGCGCCCACTTGCGGATGAACGCGGCGCGGCGGCGCTTCTTGCCATCGTAGTTGTAGGGTGTGTGCTCCGGCTGCTCCGGCTGCTCCTCGACAAGCGGAGCGTCGGGGCGCTCGTCTATGATCAGGTAGGTCGCCTTGGCGCCGTTCGGGGCCTCGAACGTGTCGCCAGGCTGGAGTGCGCGTAGCGCCTCCGCGAACTGCGGGCGGAACGCGCACACGTCGTCGAGCCGCATGCGCACGGAAACAAGGCCGGGTTCTGACAACTTGATCCACGGGTTGGTCACGGGCTCTCCTCGCCGGACCCGCCGCAGTCGGGGCAGTCGATCTCCCCCTTGAGGCGGCAGGTCTCGCATTCGGTGTTCTTCTCGCAGGTTTCGCAGCCTTCCACGTCGCAGTTCTCGACGTGGTTGCCGTGGGTTTCGCCGGACCCGTCGCAGTCCTCGCACGGGACCTTCCCTTTGCCGTCGCAGGTTTCACACGCCGCCATCACAGCCTCCCTTGAATGATGAGGCCAGCGAGGCCAGCGAGGATGAGCGCTGCGGCGACCACCGCGAACGGTGCCCACCACGGATCGGAAGGGGGTTCGGTGGTACGGAAGACGCGGTACATCAGGTGTCCTTCTTCGCGGCGCGCGCCGCGTGCAGCGGGCGGCGCGCGAGCGCCAGCATCACAGACCAGCTCTGGGTCATCTGGCCGACCGGCGACGACAGATCGAGCACCTGTCGCTGTCCTTCAGCCGGATCCCCGGTGAAAGGGCACGCGACAAACCGACCGTTGTCGGTCTTGTCCATGACGGTTCATGAGGGGACCTCCGGTCAAGTTGGGGGTGAAGTGATCCAGTCGCGAGCGGCGACCTCCTTGACCGTAGCAACCTCTGCGCGCGCTGAGAAGTACCTGCCTGCTTTTGCCCGCACGTCGCTGACCAGACCGGGGTGGCCGCTGACCGCGCGCTGCGCTATGATCTACAGTGATGCCCAAGAAGAACGCCCACTGCTCGTACTGCGGTCACGCCTTCGCGGAGACCGCCCCCTGGCCGCGGACCTGCGCGGCCTGCCACAGCGTCTCCTACGTGAACCCCTTGCCGGTCAGCGTGGTCCTGGTGCCGGTGGACGCCGGCCTCCTGGTGATCCGCCGCGCCATCCCGCCGCGCCAGGGCCAGCTCGCGCTGCCCGGCGGCTTCATCGGGGTAGGCGAGTCCTGGCAGGAGGCCGGCGCCCGCGAGGTCTTTGAGGAGACCGGCCTGCGTCTAGCCGCGGCCCAGATCCGCGACTTCCGCGTGCTCTCCGCGCCGGACGGGACGGTGCTGGTGTTCGGCCAGGCCGCGCCGCTGACCCGCGCCCAGCTCCCGGACTTCGTCCCCAACGAGGAGACCTCCGAGCTCAAGGTCATCGATGAGCCGGTCGAGCTGGCCTTCCCCCTGCACAGCCAGGTGGTGGCCGAGTACTTCGCGCGCCGCCGCGCCTAGCCGAGCCGCCCGCCCGCCCCGCCTGCCGGGGCACGTCGCCGAATTCGCCATGGTGATCCTCTACCAGTTGTGACCGCGCTCGCGGTACAGCTTGTTCCGCTCGACCCGGAGGTGGTCGAGACCGTCGTGCGTGGTCCGCACCGAAGCGGACGTGCTGTACGCCCGCTGCTTGGTGAAGTAGGCGTACAAGATCTCGAAGCTCTCGCAGGTCAGGTGGTCGGGGCCGTCGATGATGACGACACCACCGTGGTCCGAGGGCTCGTTCGGGTCGCGCTTGGACCAGATGCGGAACAGCCGCATCCGGTACGTACCCTCACCGTCCGGCATCTCGACCGTGGTCTCGACATCCGGCGCCGTGTTGCGGCACAGCGCCCGCAACACCATGTCGGCGGCGGAGAGCTGCCGCTGGGCGTCGTCATACGACTTCTCCAGCGCTTCGCGCGTGATTGCGTTCTTCTTGGCCATGGGACTGGCCTCCTTTCATCAGACCAGGATCCGATCGGAAGGATCGGATCCTGGTCTGGTGCTAGGAAGCACCGATCGCCTATTCGACGTGGCGAAGGTTGCTCAAGATCGTCTCTGCGACAAAGAGAGACACGCGATCGGAGAAGTAACGATCGGTGCTGCGCAGCAAAGCCTTGTTCTTTCGATTGCTGCAGCGGATGACGTGGCGGTGTCCGCGCTTTCCGCAATCCTTAACGTGCTTTAGCCAATAGAAAGCGTCGTTTATCTGCCAACGCTGGCGAATCTCCACTATGTCACGCTTCCGCTCTGCCATCTGTTCACTTCCTTTCACCAGTCAACCTAGTACCGCAAGCCAAGTACCACAATACTGAACAAATCATTTTGTTTGTCCAGGTAGCGGTCTGACCATTCATGGTCAAACCATCCATCCTCCGACCATTGAACTACCAGATATCAGATCACCTGACACCAGACCACCAGATCACCTGAACACCTACACTGTCCACTGATGTATGTCTACCTGCTACCTGAACAGTAGGTACGACCAATCAACCATTGAACCATCCGAGCATAGAACCTTGTCCAGGATGCTCACCAGGTAGCGCTACCTGGTGACAGGCACCAGCACACCAGGTAGCAGGCTAGAACGCTGTACAGCGCAGCACAGACACGGTACAGGCTACCTGGACAGGTACCTGGACACAGGCACCAGAGCATAAAAGAAAAAAATGATTTGTTCAGTATTGTGCCTGTGCTGGTGAGGTACTAGGTTGACTGGTGAAAGGAAGTGGACAGATGGCAGAGCAGAAGCGAGAGATTTACGCGGTCAAGCTAGTAATCGGACACGGTGTTTATGGATCGGTGTACCACACCGACCCAGAGCGCGCACAGAAGCACGCTGCAGCAGAGCGCGCGCGCGGTATCCACGTCAAGACGCGCACCTATCGCTATTGCGAGACGAAAGGCTGCACCAACAAAGCGCACGATTGCAAGGTGTGCAAACCATGCTGGCGCAAGCGCTATGCGCAGATGAACCGCGGACCGATCGCCAAGTAGCGCGCGAAGGTGCTTCCTAGCACCAGACCAGGATCCGATCGGCAGGAGGATCGGATCCTGGTCTGATGAAAGGAGGACCCCATGTTCTACGAAATCCTCGTCGCCTGCGACGATAGCCTGTGGACCAGCTACTTTGCGGGCCACCCGACCCACGGTGAGCGCCTGCCCGGCCCTCCACGCTGGGCGCAGCGCGTCGTCGATTCGGTGCTCGGCATCGAGCCCACCCGTACTACGGGCCGGGCCTGTCATGAAAACCGCTGAGCTGAAAATCGGGAAGCCCTACCTGCTGCGCGGAGGTCTTATCCTCCGCTACCGCGGGCTCTACAACAACAAGGGTCCGTGCCTGGCCTTCGGCCCGATCGCGGACCCGGTGTCCGACCCTCCGGTCGGCTACTCCGCCTCGGAGGACGAGGTGCTGCAGGAGCTGGGGCGTCGAGACATCGTGTGGTTGCGCAAGCGCGCGGCGCAGGCGACCGCCCGGAACCTGCACCAGACCGCCGCTGACTGCGATCTGGTCATCGCTGAGATCAGAAAGGGAAAGGCCGCGCCATGATCATTGCCAAGATCCACACCACTTCCTTCAACCCCGACAAGCAAGTCTCTGTCTGGAAGGAGACCGAGCTGGAGGAGCTTAACGAGGAGGGGCTACGCGAGGCTGCCCACCAGTGCGACCGCCTCAAGGAAGAGATCACCGACAAGCTGGAAGCGCTACGCGCCGCAGAATGCCAAGACGAGAATTGCCCCACGCGGCTGAAACACCGTCACTAGCTGGCTAGTCGTCCGCCCGCGCGTACTGTGCGATCTGCTCCCCCAGCCAGAGGATGTCGAGGCGACTCAGCGCGCCGTGCGCGTAGATCCAGTACATCTTCGGTCCCGTCGAGCCCACCACCAGCCCCGTCACCTCCCCCTTCTCCACCCGCTCGATCATCTCGCGCAGGTACCCCACCATCTGCGCGGGCGTCGCATCCACCAGCTTGTCCTTGCGCCGGTCCTCCAGCGAGATCACCTTCGCGCCCGTCTCCTCTGGCGTCTTCATCGGACCAGCTTCTCGGAGCCTGGGCCACGGTCGATCTGCACGTAGGCGGTGCTGTGATAGTCCTTGGCGGCGTTCTCCTCAACCACTTTGCGGCAGCTCCCGCACGCGTACAGCCGGTCGGCCAGGAAGTACACGTCGTTGCCGCAGCCCATCTTGCTGTGGTCGAAGGTCGAGACTGGCTGCCCGTACTTCCCATTGACGAAGCCGACCGGATCCTGCGCGGCGAGCACGGAAGAGGGTAGGTAGGCGGCGATCTCGATGACGACCGGGGTGCCATCGCACACGCCGCACTTGTTTCGGCCCCAGACAACTTCGCGGTGGACTTCTTCTGCGGTGGCGACCCCTCCGAAGAGGGGCTTGCGGTGGATGTTCATGGCTTGCCTCCGCTACGGAGGCTACCCGATAGCGGCGCCCGCGTCACCGCCTTCTTCGTCACCACCCATCATCGCCTCCTGCTGGGCCTGCGCCTCGGCTTCCTGTGCCTCCAGCGCTTCCAGGGTGGCCTGCGGGTCCTCATCCCCCAGGTAGGGTGCGACCCACTTCACGGCGCGCTCACGCGTGGTCACGCCGCTCTGTAGAGCGGCGCCCGCCGTCGTCACCGCCATCTGCGAGTCCGCCAGCGTGGGCGTCGCGAGCGGTGGCCACTCCTGGTGCAGATAGCCGCCGGGACCGAGCTGCCGCTCCGTCACCTTCTGCTTGCCGCCCCTCTTCTCGACCTTCGAGGGGATGAGCACCCCCTCTCCCCGGTCGGCGAGGATGCGGATCGCGTCGAGCATCATCTCGATGAGGCGCTTGGTGGCGTCACCCCAGCGCTCGCGGAGCCTGCCCACCTTGTTGTGCATGGCCCCGTAGCGCTTCTCGATCTCCGTGGCGGTGGCGTCCGGGCCTGCGGTGCGCGGGTCGTCGAGCACACACTCCGCGCACTCCAGGAACCGGCTCTTGCACGCGTCGGCCTGCTCCGACGCAGCCTTGGAGCCCTGACCGGGGCTTTCCAGGTAGCTCGCAGTGCCTTGCGGCAGGTGGATCGGGTTGCCGGACCCCTTCTTGAGGCCGCTCGGTGGCTTGTTGCCACCGGAGAACACCAGCGTGGGGTCGCAAGACAGCAGGATCCACGTCGTCGCCGAGCTGTTGAGCTGGTCGATCTCCCGGATCATGTCGTGCAGCCCTTCGATGTCGCACTCTCCGTAGGGGGAGCCGTCGCTCGCCGCCAGGTTCTGGATCCAAATGACCGGGCAGAAGCCGAAGCCGTGCTCGACGACCTGATCCTCCTCCCAGAAGGGCTCGCCGCGCTGCTCGGGACGCACGCGCACCGGCTTGTAGGTGATGTCGTGGGTCTCGGTGATGACCCGGCGGTCCCAGAAGTGTGCGGTGATGAAGCGGCCCGGCTCCTTCTCGTCTTCCACGTCCATCGGGAACATGAAGCGATACTCCATCGCCTCCAGCACCAGCTTGTCGCGGTCCTTGAACTTGGGGCGGATCCACCGCGGGTCAAAAACCTCGATCTCCGGGACGCCCTCGACGAACTTGAACCCCATCCCGACGGTCCCGGTCGCGCCGCCGAGGCCCCGCGCGAACATGCAGCGCTCCCAGAAGTGCGCCGCCTCCAGGAGACCGAGCAGGTAGTCGGTGGTCGCCTCATCGCCCAGAGAGGTGAGCCGCGGGTGGGTCTTCTCCCCAAAGAGCATCCCCGTGAAGCGGTCGATCACCTTGCGCGCGAGCTGGTAGGGAGAGCGCGGCCTGCGCAGCTTGACCGGGATGTCACTCCCCGAGTTGTCGATGAACCCCGGCGGCGTGATGTACGCGCTGGTCATCACCTCCATGTCGAGGTGGGATTTGGCGTGGTCGCCGTCCCAATCGCGCGCGTAGCCTGCGTACTGTAGTCCAGCATACCACTTGAGCCGCCAGTTCAGCTCCTGCTGCTGGGGCGACATCCCGAGCGTGGCGATGCTGTTGGCGTCGTACTTGCGCCCGTCGTTCCATCCGAACGCCTGTTTGAAGAAGTCGAGCACCTTGCCGCCCGCTCCTGGATCGCGTGTGAACATGCCAGGATTCTACCGCGGCGCTGCGCGAACGTTCACGATTGCGCGTTCCGACCCTGGTGCGCACCATGGAGAAAACGGAGGCCGCATGCCGGAACCACAGACCCCCCAAGCTCCACCGAAGCGGTGGACCCCCTGCGACTGCGGTGGGGAGACCGATCTGGACGTGTACGAGCACCGCAGCGCCACCTGCGCTGCCGGGTGTGCGCGCGCCAAGCAGTGCCCCGACAACTGCCACTGCAAGGAGGAGCGTCAGGACGCGAAGAACCTCGATCAGCTCGTCGCCTTCCTCACCGTCCGCAACCTGCGTCTGAGCGATGGTGCTTGGGTCGATGGGCGGATCACTTCCAGGGCGCTGCGTGCCCTGGAAGTCGTCGAGGCGTGGGGTGAGGACGGCGAGAGCGCCAAGAAGGGCTTCGACGGCTTGATCGAGGAGCTGGTTGATGGGGGCTTGGTGGTCTGCACCGCCAAGGCTGCGCAGCGCAAGCCTGGCAAGTTCGTGACCCTGTTCTCGGTCTTCACTCAGAAGCACAACGCGGTGTTCTACAGCCACGTCAAGCCGGAGATCCTGGCCCTGTGCGAGCGCGGCACGCCGATCACGCTCGCCGAGTACAAGGAGCTGCGCGGGAACTCGCACGATTGGGCGCTCATCCATCGAAATCTCGATGACGAGGCTCTGCTATACCAGGCGCGGCGCACCGCCGAGAACTGCGCGCTCAGCCTGGCCAAGGTATCGCGATGGGATGTCCCGACCACCTACGACGACGCGATGGCGATGATCTTCGTCCCGCAGCTCCTCCAGCGCTTCGAGGCGCTGCTCAAGGACCAGGAGCACCTTCTCGCGGCGCTCGCCATGCTCCCGTGCAGCGACAGCCTGTACGATGGCGACGAGTGTCGCGTCTGCAACGCGCGTGGGGGCGTGGAACCGCTGAAGCACACCGACACCTGTGCCTGGCAGAGAGCGCAGGAGCACATGCCGTGCGCGTGCGGGCACCGGCTCCTGAACCACCCACGGCTCGTCGATCACGGGAAGTTCCACGAGCCGTGCAGCGTCGAGGGCTGCGGCTGCAAGCAGTTCAAGCTGGCGCCGGATGCACCTCCCCAGGTGCAGGTCATCCACGACCCCGGCTGCGTGTCGCCGGAGAACCACGATGGGGAGTGCCCTGTCGCACGCGTGCGGCCTGAGATGCAGATCCGCGCCGCCGTCACCGGACGTGCGGGCGTCGCCGTGGTCCCATCGTTCGACCGGACCACGGTGCAGGTCTCGACCACCCCCGATGGGGACGTAGCGAACACCCTCGCCGAGGTGCGCAAGGCGTTGGACAAGGAGATCCCATGAACTGGATCCGCTTCATCGACGTGCTTCTGAGCATCGGAGTCGGTCTGGTGTTTCTGGGTGTGCTGTCCCGAGCCTATCTCCGCTTCTGGAAACGAAAGTACGTGCCTTACGCCCTCCAGATTGCTGCCGGGAACGAGCCGGACCCTGACAAGCAGAGCATCCACTGGTCCGGTCTGGTTGTTCTCGTGGTCTCGATCGCCTGGTTGGTGGCGCGAGTCCGATGAGCGCGCCGTGGAAGTTCACACCGGGAGCGGTGACGGCGTTCGCGCCGCGCATCCACCTGCAGGGTGTGCGCGTCACCGTGCTGGCGCAGATCCCGGCGGGCCAGGACGGCAACGCACTCTGGCAGAAGACCCCGGAGCAGCGGTGCGAGAGCGAGCCGCTGCTCCGACGCGTCCTGTTGCCCAGCGACAAGGACCGATACGTCACCGTCGGCATGCGGCGCGGCCACCCGTGGATCCGGGTCGTGGACCGCGACCGGCTGGAGGTGCCAATCGCCGAGGTCGCCACCAAGCGGGACGCCGCGCGAGAGGCCAAGAAGAAGCCGCACCGCGACGCCTACCAGCTCCGCTACGCGGCCCGCAAGCGTGAAGAGAACCTGCGCCGCCAGCTCTTTGAGCGCCTGGGCATCAACCCCAACAACCCCGACTTCCGCAAGCGCGTCGAGGAGCGGCTGGCGCAGGACACAGCAGACGCCGCGGCGCAGGCGCCCCATCCGGGGCGAAACAAGCGCATCGCCCACAACACGAAGCTGCACGCCGACTGGTGCGCTGCCGTGAAGCGGTGCGCCCAGCTCATCGCCGATTCGGCAGCACCGGCAGCACCGTCGGTTCCTGCAGGCCCACCCGCGCCCCCTCCCGAGCGATCCACAGGCTCATAAGCCGGTCCCCGCTGTGCTCCGTCGGGGAGTAGTGCAGAATCTCTGCGCGCAGCTTCGTCCACTCCTCAAACTCCTGGGTCGCCTGGCCTCCGCAGATGCGGCAGTCCTCTCGTGGCGGTAGCACGCCCCCGTTCTTGTCGCGCACGAGGAACTGGCACGCCGGGCATCCGCCCGGAACCTCCCAGCGGTTGTTGTTGAACTCGACGCCCAGCGACTCGACGCCGAAGCTCGGGTCAAACTTGTTGTACTGCGTGGTTTCAAACGCCTGGACGGTGATCGCGCTCTTGGTCTCCTCTGCGAACTGCACGATGTAGATCTGGGCCGCGTTGGTCTCGACCCAGAACACGCACCCGAAGCGAGCGTACACGTCGTCCATGCGCCGGATGATGTCCGGCCCGTGCCACTTCCCGCTCTCGATGTACAGCGGCCTGCGGTTCCCGTTCTTTCGGACCCCCACAACCGTGATGACGGTCTCGTCCGATGCCTTCTTGCGCTTGCGTCCGGTCGCCAGGTCCACCCCGGCGAAGATGCCTGCGAACTTGCCGTACTCCAGGATCTCACGGTTCGGGACCGCGCCGAGCCGGTAGCACCAAGACAGGCCCGTGCCCAGCTTCTCTGCCTTGATGATCCACTCCTCCTGGAAGCAGTAGGTGCGATCATCGTGGGCGATGCACTCAAACTGCCGGTTGAAAGACAGGGAGTCGATGGTGCTCTTGCGGTCGAGGATGCGCTCGATGGGCCACTGCTGCGGCCAGATGCTGATCATCTCGCCGGTCTTTGGATCCTTGCTCCAGATGGGGTAGCGCTTGCAGTAGTAGGCGGGCTTCTTGGCCAGCCGGTGCAGCATGTCGTCCGGGTGCCAGGCGTTCGCCGTCATGACCACCTGGGCGTTCTTCGTGAGACGCCCGGTCATGGTCTCCATGTACCAGTCGTAGGTGTCGTTGCGCCCGTTCTCGGTGCGCGTGTTCTCGAAGTCGAGCGGGTCGTCGATGACGAGTAGGTCCACACGAGAGCCGAGGACCGCACCGTGCAGACCGAACGCTTGGACGGTGGGGTTTCGCCCGTCCCACCCGGCGACCGTCACCGTGGTGGCGTTCCAGATGTCGGAGGGGCGGACGTGCGGGAAGATCTCGCGGTACCGCTTTGACAGCAGCACCTTCTTGAGCCCGTTCATGATCTTCATCGCCTGCTTCTCGGTGTTCGAGAGCAGGGCGACGCGGATGCGTGGGTTCTTGCCGATCATCCAGGCGGTGTAGCCGACGGAGACCGACATGGACTTGCCGATCTCGACGGACCCCCACAGGATCAGGTAGCGGTGCTTGGAAAGGAGGTGGTGCCACTCGTTGTGGACCGGCGCGTGGATGACCGGCTTCCCGGTCGCCTCATCCTCAAGCGCGTACTCGCAAAAAGCCGCCGAGTAGCGGCGGCAAAGCTCAAGACGGGTGTTGTGAATTGCTCGGAGGTCGAGCGGAGGGGTGGCGAGCGCGGGCATCTCTGAACGGTAGCAGAGATGCCCGCGCCGAGATCAGTGGAACAGGGTCCGGCGCGGCTTCGGACTCCGAGCGTTCTCCAACTTCTCCTGCGCCTGCCACGCCGCTTCCTGCGTGGCCCGGACCTCGACGCGCTCCGCCGCATTCGCATCGTGGCGGTTGAGGCGCGGTCCCGAGATCACTTCGCGCTCTCCGCGCGCTTGCGGACCCTCGTGTCGCCTGCTCCCGCCGGGCGCGATGACCGCGCGTCGGTAGCCGTGGTCGCTCTCCGTGACCCCCACCCGGGTGCCGCAGGTGCCGCAGATGGCGCGTGTGGCGGTGAACCGATTGCCGGTCGCACGCGCCATCTCGGTTGCACTGGCGGCGCCCACCGGGCCGCAGGTGCCGCCGGGGCACAGGCTTCCCCGACGCAGCATCCCGTCCACGTCCACGGGCCTGCCGAAGAAGGCGCGCGGTCCGGGGGGGTTCTGGATCGGCGTCGCGAAGGCCGACCGCGGCGGCGGCGGGGCGCCCGCCGGGCCGATGGAGGCCGGGCTGGTGGTGCCCTGCCCGGCCCAGCCAGGCTCCAGCGCCCCCTGTGGCGGGCTCATGGTGGCAGGGCCTGGCCGCTCGAAGAGGCGGAAGCGCCGCGTGGGGACGCCGGGCCGGGGCGCCACGCGAACCCCGGCGCCGGGGCCAAAGGCCCGCAGGACCGGAGGCGGCGCCTGCGCCGAGACCAGAGACGCGCCGCCGAGGAGCAGCACCAGCGCGAGGAGCAGCCGCTTCACGGATGCCCTCGACGCTGCGAGATGGGGGTCTGGACGACCGGCGGCGCGTTGTCGCCGTGCGCCTCCTGCATGGTGGCGCGCAGCGCCGCGCCGACGTTGTGCGGAACGCCGGGGGTGGTCTCGGTGATGCGGCGCACCGTCGCGTCGAGGAGCGACCGGCGACCGCCGGAGATGGTGCCGCTGCCGCTGCCGTGACCGATCGCGTAGCCCGCGTCCGGGCCGATGGTGGCCTGCGCCTCGGACCTGGCGTTGCCGGACGCGGCGCGCAGGCCCACGGTGGTGTGGCTGCTCTGGCAGCCCAGGCCCAGGCGGCAGGCGCCGATGGTCGCCGTCGCGGTACGGTGGCCCAGCTCCCCCTGCATCCGCTGCACGACGATGTTGCGGCACCCCGCCCCACCGGGGCAGGGCCGGACCCCATCCGGTCCGGCGGGGTTCATGCCAGAGACCAGCTCGCGCAGCGGCCTGGCGTTGCTCGTGACCGGCACGTTGGTGAAGGTCGGGGTCGTGGGCGGACGCTGCAGCGTGGGGTTGCGCAGACGCGCGGCCAGCGCCTCCAGGCGTGCGTGCTCCCCCTCTCGGTGTCGAGCGTGCAGCGCGTCCGCTTCGCGCACCTCAGCGAGGACACCACCGAGGTGCTGCTCCGCGGCTTGGGGGCCGTACAACTGCTGCAGCGTGGTGCGCACCGCCTGCACCGACGGTGGCGCGCGGTGCGCGGCGGCGATGTCCCGAGCATCCGCCTCGGCGACGCGCGCCAGCTCCTGCCGCAGATTGGGCGCCTGGATCAGGGTCCGCTGCGACGGCGGCAGCTCACCGGGCCGACCGATGCTGGTGTTCACAGGCGGCGGCACCAACCGGACCGGCGGCGGGTTGTAGCCCTCCGGCGGCGACCACATGCCGAGCGGCGACGCCACGTTGGTGCGCTGCTGCGCCCGCCAGCGAGTGATGGTCCCCTGCGGAGGCAGCGGCGCGGCACGGAAGATGGCGCGCGGGGTGGGCGCCGGACGCGGCACCACCTGGGCGCTGGCCCAGGCGGGCCACAGGATCAAGAGGAACACGAGAACGCGTTGCATGGTCTCTCCTTGCTTGGGGTTGGGGGTCTAGAACAGGGCTGTTAGAAAACCAGAGCGGTCAGGCCCAGACCGCAGTAGGCGACGAACTGGCTGTCGCGCGCGGAGGATGCGCTCTTGTCGGTGGGCGCGGTGTAGCGCGCCTCCGACCCCATGCGGCACCCGGCCACCGCCCCCACGCCACGAATCGAAAGGCGCGTGCTGATGAAGCCGCCGTGGACCGCATCCGTCACGTCAGACACCACCGAAGGACCCATCGCCGGGGCCTCCGTGCGCAGATTGGACACGTTCCAGCCTGCGTAGCCGACCTCCAGCGCAGCCATCGCCACCTGGAGTGTGATGCCGACCTCCCACAGAGGGGACAGCCGCGCCTTCACCGTGTCCGTTGGCGCGGTCCACTGCCCACCGACGCGACCCACGAACTGGAATGCCTGCACGTCCCACGAACCGATGGGATTCAGATGCACCCCCGCGCCGAACGCCGTGGTCATGGGAGCCGCGCCGCCGCTCACCCCGAAGTAGTTCTGCAAAAACGCCACGAAGCCCACATGCGTGTACGCAGCGGTCGGGTTCATCAGCCACGCGAGGCGCTTGCCACGCGCGTCGGCCTCCACCTTCGCCGCGGCCCACGCCGCGTCAGCAATCTCCTTCTCGGTGGGGAGCCGGTTGTCCTCGTCGGTGTTGGTCGTGTTGGTCTCGGCGGCGAGCTGCTTGTTCAGCTCCGCGGCTCCCCCGGAAGCCGCCGGAGCAGCGCCCGGCTTGGGGATGACGATCGGGACCGGCTTCACGCCGGGGTCGTCGCTGGGGTAGTCGGTGGGGTTGAGCTTGGGACCGGCGGCGATGGCGCTGCCGGTGGTGAGGAAGAGGATCGCGCTCAGGATCAAGGTTCGCATCAGGGGCCTCCGTTTCGTTTCACCTCGTTACGGAAGACAAGATGCGGCGCTTGTGTCTTTTGCGCAATCCTGAACGTTCAGACAGGGAGGCTACTTCCCAAAGTGCAGACGTGCCCCCTGCACGACCCCACCGATGTCGCGGTGGACTTGCTCGACGGTCCGACGACCGTCGATGACGGCCCACCACGGCTCGTCGATCTTGATGCGACGCGCCTGCACCGACATGCGGTGCCAATAGTGCCGGTACCCGCGCATCACCTTGCGTTGCTTTGCCTCGTCGCGCTCATTCAGGTCGCGAGGCGGGCGGCGAGCGATGGCGGTCTCGTAGTCGGTGTCGAGCAGGATGTAGAGGTCCGGGTGCAGCGTGGTAAGGAGCGGAGGGACCGGCGCCCCTTCCGCCTCTCCGTAGATCACGCTGCTCATGTGCCAGCGGTCCACGACCACAGGGCCGATGTCCAGGGCCTTGACGATGGCGTCCTGCTGCTCCAGCCGGTTCGCGATCATGAGGCTCTGGCGCACCAGCATGTTCTCCCGTGGCATGGGCCGCATGCTCTGGTGGCACCCGTGGCACTGCTCTGCCGTGTCGCTCGGCGGCACGCGGTCCGCCACCTCCCACTCCCCATGCAGATGCCGGTGCAGGAGCTGGCCGGTCGAGGTCGAGTAGTCCGGGCTGCTGAAGGCGCGGGCGCCGAGCACGTCGGCGAGCAGCTTGGTCTGCGTCGCCTTCCCTGCCGCATCCGCACCTTCGATCGCCACGAAGAAGTTCTTGCCTCGCATCTACTCGTCCTCCTCTTCGTCTTCGTCGGCCTCGGCGATCCCTTCCGCCTCTCCGCTGTCGATCGCGTCCTCGATCGCCTTGTCGAGGAGCCCGTGGACCAGCGTCGTCCCGTCCTCGCGCTCGTCCCGGAGGACGCTCAGGATGCTCTGCGCGAACTGCACAGGGTCCGTCAACTTGTACTCGCCTGTGACGTGCCCGGCGTCTATGGCGCAGTCAAGCGCCGTCGGCAGGTAGGTGATCGGGATGCGGATGACGATCTCGGTCTCTTCTAGGGTGACCTCGATTTGATCTGCGCTCATGTCATTTCCCCTCGCGCAGGCACTCGGGCCTGACGCTCTCGTTGATCATCTGGCGCATCATGGCGCGCTGGCCAAGCGACCACACCAGCTCGGGTCTGGTGTTCAGGTAGATGAGACCACCGAGCAGCACGGTAAGAAGTGGGACCAGCATCAGTAGCTCGATGACAACTTTTCGACGCGCGGGCGAGCCGGGCAGCAGGAACCACCAGCCCGGCATCAGCCCACCCAGGCCGCGATCCACTTCGCGGCCTCCGCGTGCAGCTTCGGAGAGAACAGAGCGGGCCAGCGGGTCAAGCACACCTTGGCGTAGTGCGCTGCGAAGCGCTGGAACTCTAGGTCGGCGGCGTAGGCGTCGGTCCCGTCGCCACCACGCTCCCACAGCAGCTTCTCGATCGCCGCCGGGTTGGTCGTCCAGAGGAGGCTCGTCTCCGCGCTCTGCGCGAGGCGCCCGCTCGCCGCCTCATAGATGCGCTTGCGCGCCATACCCTTGGGCTCCTGGTCGTGGTGGCGCTTGTAGGTGTCGATCGCGCGCTGCAGGTAGGTCTGATAG